CTTTCCACCACCCAGTCGGCGGATACATCGGTGAGTGCTACGTTAATTCTGTGCGGTGCGGCGGTGGTGATAACCTTTGCCAGAGAACGAATAACGTTCTCCCGCTCAAGTGCTCGGACCAGGTTTCTGTCGAACTCAATCGGAACAAGATAGCCGCCGGTGGAAGGGGTGCCTTCCTCCATAACGTTGTGAACGGGGCGCTTACCGCGCACGAGGTTCAGAAAGTCCTCGCGGTATTCGGCGGTCGCTCTGAAGTGGACGGGCTTCCCGTCCTGTGCGTTGGGTTTTGCCGTGATGGGAGAGCTGGTCGGCTGCGCCATAGCGGCGTCTCTTGCTACGCGGTCCTCCTCAATGGCAATCTGATGCGCCATTGAGTCCACATCCACGAGCATCTTGTCATAGGTTGCGTTGTCTTCAGCGGAAAGAACACCGTCCTTCGCACGAGTATCGAGAAACGCCTTAGCAGCGTCCCATGCCTTTGCGCGTTTTTCACGCATTTCGAGTACCTTTTTCATAATCAAATACCTCCGTTAAATGTATTTACGGGCTTGCAGTTTCTGCATAGCCGCTTCGATGGAAACGCCGATCGGCGCATCCTGTTTCTTTTGCTCCGGCTGCGGAGCGGATTTAGAGATGAGCTTGTTCATCAGCGAATTGGTAACCGCCCTGCGGCTGAATGCAAAGACTACATCTTCGGTATGACCGCGCTTGGAGTCTGCCAAGATACCATCCACGAAACCCAGCTCGATTGCCTTGTTCGCATTCATCCAGGTTTCACCGTCCATGAGATGCGATATTTTCGCTCTCGACTGCCCAGTCTTTATTTCATAGGCGTTGATGATGGATTCTTTGACTTCGTCCAGCATGGCGATGGCTTTTTGCATTTCCTCGGTATCGCCGATTGCGATTGACATCGGATTGTGAATCATCAGCAGCGACGTTGGAGCCATAAGCACCTCGGTTCCCGCCATTGCGATTACCGAAGCCGCGCTCGCTGCCAAGCCGTCAATTTTCACGGTGACATTGCCGGTGTAGTCCATGAGCATGGTGTAAATCTGTGAAGCCGCCACGCAATCACCGCCGGGAGAGTTAATCCACACGATGATATCGCCACTGCCGGAAAACAGTTCATCCTTGAACATCCGAGGGGTGATTTCGTCATCCCACCAGCTTTCGTCCGCAATAGTTCCGTCAAGGTAAAGGGTGCGGACGCCTGATTTCTCAGCTTGGTCCCAGTTCCAGAAGTGCTTATTGCTTGCTCTGCCGAGGGGCTTGTTTGGGCTTACCGCCCGAATTGTTTTGTCCATCTGAGGTTTCCTCCGTTTCTGTTGAAGTTGTATTTGCAAACGCACCTGCGTCCTGCAATTTGGTCATCGCTCCGTTTATAAGGTAAAGGTCGCCGCCGAGCTCCGACGGTATCCGGTCGAGGTTTTCAAGCTGTCTGATATCGTTGGCAGACATCCAGCCGTTCTGCCGCGCTGTAGCATAGCCAGTCATGCGGCTTGCGTAATCTCCACGAAGAAGTCCGTCGACATTAAACTTGGTGAACACATCTTTTTTTTCGCTTTCGAGTAGGAGCGACTTGTTCATTGCCTGTTCCCAGCGAATGACCCACGGATCGAGCGTGTATTTCACAAACTCAAGCGATTGCTGCTCAATATTGCTGAACGAGGATTTCTCGAGATCCGCCAACATATGGGGTGGAACCCTGAAAATTCGAGCTATCTCATTGATCTGAAATTTCCGCGTCTCAAGGAATTGCGCCTGTTCGGGTGAGATGGCGATAGGAGTATATTTCAAGCCCTCTTCCAGCACGGCGATTTTGTTGCTGTTTGAGCTACCGCCGAAAGTGGACTGCCAGCTTTGCCGTATCCGCTCCGGGTCTTTTATCGTGCCGGGGTGCTCGAGGACGCCGCTTGGTGCAGCTCCGTTAGCGAAGAATTTTGCTCCGTATTCCTCGGCGGCAATAGCGAGTCCCACGGCGTTTTTCGCCATAGCAATCGGCGAATACCCCACAAGTCCGTCGAAGCCCAGACCAAGAATGTGCAGTACATCACTTGGCGCGAGGATAACATCGCTTGGCTTGTTCCTGCTGACCTCCGGCGGTTCGTCGCTGCTTTTTCTGTAGCGGTAAAACAGCCGCCCTTGTGAATCCCGGTCAACAGTCATGCGGTCGGGCATGAGGGGATACAACGCCACGACCTCGCCACGGGCATTTCGTATGATCTGCGCGTAGGCGTTGCCCGTCAGCAGCAGATGGTTCATCATAGTCTCGCGAAAAACAAACGACGTCATCTCCGGATTTGGTTCGTCGTGCAGTACATGCCATAGCGGGTGATCGAGATGTTTGTCTTTGCTACCGTCGTCCCCGTATTTATACACAAACAGCGGTAGCCCCGCGATTGCTTCGGATAATATGCGGACGCAGGAGTAAACCGCTGTCATCTGCATAGCCGTTCTTTCATTGACAACCTTGCCGGAGGACGCGCCGCCCCATAGAAAGCTGGTGCCGCCGCCTAAGTTGTTAGGCTTGTCGCGGGCTTTGAATATTCCTTGAAAGATGTTCATAGGCAGTTACCTCCAATTAAAAAACGAGCAGACCGCGTGTGTCATACACGCTCTCGCCCGTATCGTTGCCGCACCGAATCGCCCGGTCAAGCGCCATTATTGTGGCGACCGCGCCGTCGATTTTCTCGGTGGATTTTTCCTTGTCCGCCTTGATGTTGCCTGCGGGGTCGGTTCGGATGAAAATATTGTCCATCATCCAGCGGAGTACCGGATGCCCGCCGTGGGCGAGCTTTTCTTCCAACGTCAGCTTCATCAATTCCTTAGTCGGCGGAGACATATCCTTAAAACCTTGTCCAAAGGGAACAACCGAAAAACCGAGCGTTTCAAGATTCTGCGTCATTTGGACAGCGCCCCAGCGGTCGAAGGCAATTTCTCGGATGTTATATTTCTCGCCGAGGGTTTCGATGAAGGTTTCTATATAGCCGTAATGCACCACATTGCCCTCGGTGGTTTGAAGAAAACCCTGCTTTTTCCAGACATCGTAGTTTACATGGTCTCTGCGCACACGCAATTCGATGTTATCCTCTGGTATCCAGAAGAAGGGCATTACGCTGTATTTATCTTCTTCATCCAATGGAGGGAACACAAGCACGAACGCTGTAATGTCGGTGGAGGACGAGAGGTCAAGACCTCCATAGCAGACGCGCCCTTCAAGCGACTTTTCATCCACGGTAAACGCGCAGGCATCCCACTTATCCATTGGCATCCAGCGCACAGCCTGTTTAACCCATTGGTTCAGCCGGAGTTGCCGGAAGCTATTCTCCTCGGCGGGATTCTGCCTTGCTGATTCAAACGCTGCTTTGACTTTATCCATGCCTACCGTAATACCGAGGGAGGGATTGGCTTTTTTCCAGACCTTTGGATCTGTCCAGTCGTCCTCTTGTGCTGCACCATAAATCACTGGGTAGAAGGTCGGGTCGTGCTTTCTGCCATCAATAATATCCAGCGCCTTTTGATGGACCTCCCAACAGATGCTGTGCTGATTGTCCCCGGCGGTAGTGATAAGAAAATACAGCGGCTGCATTCTCGCATCGCCGCTGCCTTTTGTCATAACGTCGTAGAGTTTCCTGTTCGGCTGGGTGTGCAGCTCGTCGAACACCACACCGTGGGTATTGAAGCCATGCTTGTTGCCAACGTCGGCGGACAGCACCTGATAGATGCTCCCGGTCGGCTGATAGATGAGCCGCTTGGTTGCGTCCAGTATTTTGACGCGTTTGGAGAGCGCAGGACACATTCGCACCATATCCGCTGCCACGTTGAAAACGATGGAAGCCTGATTTCGGTCTGCGGCGCAGCCGTAAACCTCGGCGCGTTCCTCGTTATCTCCGCAGGTGAGAAGCAGCGCAACAGCGGCTGCAAGTTCACTTTTGCCCATCTTCTTCGGGATTTCCACATAGGCGGTGTTGAATTGTCGGTAGCCGTTGGGCTTGAGCGTTCCAAAGATGTCGCGGATAATTTGCTCCTGCCAGTCGATTAGTTCGAAAGGTTTTCCTGACCATGTGCCTTTGGTATGGGAGAGTTCTTCAATAAATGCAACAGCGTAATCGGCGGAGGACTTATCGTAGATCGAATCAGCCGACTTAAACCGTGTCGGTGTGTATTTTTTGAGTTTTCGTATATCCGCCGCCTCCTTTTGAGCATAAAAATAGACCTGCCTTAAGCAAGCCTTCAAAATATATCTGTACGAGACACACGCCGTCTCCGGCGCGTCCTCGGTTATTTTATTAACGTGGGTTAGTAGTTTTCGTTGTGCAGGAGAAGCTCAAGGGCAAGCTGTGTGTCGGGGTCGGCGGGCTTGATGTCCCAGCCTCTGTCGTAGTTGCACACTATTTCGCCGTTGCGCTTAAGCATCAGCTTGCTGGTTCTGCCGCCGTCGATGCCAAACTGGGAGCCTTCCTCGTAAACCTTCATCCAGTAATGAAAAACGCTGTCGTGAATTTTCAGGCTTCCTTCTTTCCACATGGTCGCATCCTCCTTAGAATCTTTTGATGCTGGCGTTGTCGTCGGCGTCGAAGATCACGTTGTAGCGAGTCTCAAAGCCGGTAGTGTTTTTGGTAATCACCCTGATGCCGCCCTCAAAGGCTGTGTAGCACCTGTCAATTTTTTCGCCCTTCGGCAGTTGGCTTTCGATTTGCTTCATCTGTTTTCCGGTCATTTTCATTTCCTTCGTTTAGTGTTTTTTCCCTTTCGGTAGGTACATATTCGCTCTAAAAAGAGGATAATAGCAAGGCCATTCCGTAATATTAATCGGCATATACTACACAATCTTTCACAGCATTTTTGCCGCAATAATTGTGTAGATTACGCCCAAAGACAAGTGCATTTCGTGCATTTACGTGTTAATGATTCAATTTCCATTTGCTTCAGCCATGCAACAGCCTCGCATCTATTAGCGACATGGGTTTGAAAAACCTCATAATGCCCACACGCTTGCCGCATAATGTAAATCATATTATATGCAAATCCAAAGTTTCTTTTTTCTATCTGCTCAATATACTTTAGTTCTTCGAGGGTCGTAAACATTTTCTTAAGCGCCGCATATCCGGATGAACCGGGATAGTACTTGCCATTCTGTTTATTGTCTTCTGTCATAATTAGATAGTTGTATTCCATTTCGCCAACTCCTTAGTATTCTTCGGGAAGCAAAACGGTCGTTGCGCTATTATCCCATTCTGTAACAATCCATAGCTTGCTGCCCTGAAATGTATACGCAGATAGGATTTGCATTCCCATAATTACTGATTTTTCGTTTGCAATTTTATCTTCAGAGCACAATTCTCCCCAGTCTCCATTACTATGCCGAACTAAGCACTGTACAATAAAATTCCTTGGAAAGGCACGTGCTGCCCTTCGCGTAACACATAATTGACCAAGAGAAAATTCATGTTCACGCATTGGCAATATTACCTGTACTCTGCGATGTATTTGTTCTCAGCAATATTCCATCCCGCATAACGTCTTCGGTGTTGCTCCATCGCTTCTCTTTGCGCTTGACCCTACAGAGAGAAACCAAACTGCAACCATTACTCACCAAACAATGAATGCCTTCCATCAGCGCGCTACTGCGATCTGTGACAGCGAAGTAGTCGACTCCTGCTTCACGTAACGTTGCCACAAATTCTGGAATGTTTTCTGCCCATGGTAGGTCGTTACACTCAAAATAGTCTGTATCATTATTTAAGCTTTCTGACCAAGCACGGTATGCGGTTGTTTGCCCCCGGCTAAAAGGAAATGGATATTTTTCCTCGCGCTCAACCCAAGCATTCAAAGACGCCTTGTTGTCACGCTTTTTCATTATCTCCGCTTTTTCGAGTTGCCGCTGAACCTTTGCATTTTCATAGCCAACACCAATATCTCGCATCATCACGAAATATCCATTTGTGTATTCAGTCATGTTTATCACCGTCCTCTCCATTAAAAATCGCGTTTATTTCGGCGCGTGTGTCAGGGTCAGCCTTCGCTTTATCAAGGTCGCCCTGCGAGAAGCCTTTTTTCTGTCCGTCCCTGAAAGCCGAACTGCCGGAGAGGTTGCAAAGCAGAATTTTGCGTTCCTCTTTGTATGCAGAGCCAATGAAGCCCAGCCGGAGGAGGAAGCAGCGGAAAGCATATTTGTGGTTGTCGGTTTCCTTTTCTTTTGCTGTGATGCGCTTTTGCACTCTTGCCATCTCGCAGAGCGCAGCCACAAAATGTGTGTAAGCTTTGACTGCGTCCGGGTCGGTTCCATCCTCGAACCATGGAAACCGCACCTTGTCATCCGCGATTTCCAATTCGATTGTTTCCGTGCCGAGGGCTTTTTTGATAAGCTTGCCCTTGCTATCAACCAGCCGCTTGAGGTTGTCGAGTGCCGTGTCGGTGAAGGAGGAGAGCGGCATCTCAATCACCAGTCCGATATCCTCGTCGGGTTCCGGCACGTCGCTTGCCTGCATACCGTTCTCACCCTGTGGGTCTTCATGGCGCTGGCGTCCAAGTCCCAGTTCTTCTTCCTCGGTCATCTGCAAGCCCTCGAAATCCGGAACCGGTGCTTCGGCATCAAAGCCGCGCTCTGCCAGCCCTTGCAACAAATTTTCAATTTCTTTACTGTCAGCTCGGTCGTCGAAGGAGAGGGTGCCGTCCTTGCCAATGGTAAAGTTGTCCACCTGATATGCACAGGACGGAACGCCGAGGTACTTGGCTTCGCTTTCGAGAATTTCCGCAATGGCCTGTACCAGTCGCTTGCGGTCGGGTCCGGTTACGTTGTAGTTGATTTCCATTTTCAAAACCTCCTGTCGTTTTGGTATGTACATATATCACTCTAAAAGCACAATATAGCAAGCTATTTTCGAGAAATATATGTGCCAAATCGAGCCGGAGGAAACCGCCCTTTATCGTCCACAGTGCGGCCGATCATATCTGCATCAAGGAATTTCTATCCTCACTGGCTGCCACCTCCGCATAGGTGTAGCGCAGACCGTCGCGCTGTACAGAAACCTTGTCAACTGAGCTGACCTGTTCGATGTACCGCTTGACGATAACATCGCAAAACTTCTCGTCAAGCTCGATGGTATAACAGGAGCGGTCTGACTGTTCGCAAGCGATGAGCGTAGAACCGCTGCCGCCAAAGGGATCGAGCACCAGCGTGTTGCTCATGCTACTATTCATAATCGGGTACGCCAATAGCGGAACCGGCTTCATTGTCGGGTGATCGCCATTTTTCTTAGGTTTGTCGAATTCCCAAATGGT